CATGCCCGCCACGCAGGCCGATGCCCATTGGTCAGTCACGGCACCTGCGGAATCCAGCTTGGTGACGCCTGGGTCAACCACGAAAACGCGCTTGCTGCCAAAATCGCCAGCGTAGGCAATCGCATCTTCATCATTAGTGTTAGGACCATCGGCAATGATGACGGCGCGCAGGCGTTCTGCGATGCCGATCAGTTCAGAAACCACCGCATTAACCACGGTGTCAGTGCGCGTATGCGTGAACCCAGGTGCCACCAGGATGCGCGGCGCATAGCCCACGATGGATTCAGCGGCCAGGAATGCCTGCACGCCTTCATATTGGCCTGTGACGGCATCCACGCCACCAATGACATTGGCCAGCGTTTCGGCATCGGTCACGCCCTTTTCAACGCGCACCACCACCACCACTGCGCCTGCCTGGTCAAAAATAGAGTCCATCGCCTGCGGCAGCGTGCCCAGGCCGGTGCCTACAGTGTCAAGTTTCGCGGCCAGCGTGCGCGATCCCGCCACCAGTACCGGAGTGTTTAAAGGAAATGCGGCAGCATCTGCATTTGGCGCGGTGCCAATAATGCCGATTACGCTGCTGCGCACCGTCTGAATTGGGCGCGGCCCTGCGTCAATTTCTAGTACCTCGACGCCATGCAGAAAAGTTTCAGCCATTTGTTTTGTGCCTTAACGGAATGAATATAAAAACAGCGTGGCCAGTTTGCCAGCGCACTGGGTGCCGGTCCTCTTGTGGTTTTTCCTGCCCAAAAAAAAGCCGCCAGACGATGGCGGCCAAAGGGTGCAGCAAGCAAACTGAAATTATTTTCTGGCCACTTCCAGCAGTGGCGTGCCGCCCAGTGCGGCGGCCAATGCGCCTGGCCAGGGAATGGATGGCAGACCAGCTGGCCGCCATCCTGCCTGCTGATAAATGAATGCAGACAGCGATGAACAAACCCTGCCGCCATCATCCTGGTCTGGCAGCGGCACATGCAGCCACAGGTGCGCGGCAATGCGCACCAGGTCTGCAATGCTATACGCGATGCGCTTGCCCACCGTTTGCCAGGCGCAGGATTCGACGGTGGCGCGGTTCGCTGGGCTGGCGTACACGTCAAAATCGCCATCGCAATACTGGGACAACGGCACCAGGCAGCAGCCGCCCGCGTTTGACTGCGCCACCAGCAGGCGGCTGCCATCCCATAACGCAATGGCAGTGTGACTGTAGGCGCTGCCGGTGACCAGGCGCACGCCTTTGGCAAAGAAATTGCGCCCCTTGACGGCGATCAGGTCGCCCGTTTGGATTAGCGGCCTGGCCTGGTCATAGTCCATGCATCACCTATGCGGGCAGCGTGAACGTGATGGTGATGGCATCCAGGTCAGACTGGGTGGCGGCGGCCTTGATGCGATCCTCATAGCCCTGGCGCGTGCCTGCCAAGTACCAGCCCGCTTTGCGGTATGCCTGCACCTTTGCCAGCGTTTTCTGCCGGTACAGCACTGGGTCAATGCCGCGATACTGCGCCAGCGTATCCAGGCATGGCGTGGGCGCGGTGTTATCCGCATTCCAGGCCAGCACTTCTGCCTGCTGGTCTGGCCAGGTGTCGCGCTCAAAATCTGGATATCCAGCGGTCAGCTGCGCGGCGATGGCTTCGGCCTGGGTGTTGACTTCGCGCAGTTTCGCGGCTTTTAATTCGGCCAGTGTTGGCGGCGGCGGCGAAACGACAACGGGAAACCCGTTCGCATCGCCCTGAATCGTCGCGCCATTCACCTGCTGCCGCAGCAGGTCTGCATGCAAATCCGCTGCAATTTCCACCGCATCATCAGGCATCGAACCATGGATGGCTGAATCATAAAAACCGTTTGTTGTCTTTGAAAAGAAAAGCATCTTATTTCCTTAGAATCCGATTGCCATCCACGGCGCACTAGCAGAAACACTGCCACCGTTATGAATCTTGAATTGCGAATTGCTGATGAACTGCACGCCGAATGAACAAGTGCCTGGCCCAGTTGTTCCAGGTACAGCAATCAAGGTGCCCCAGCCGCCTGGCCACGCCAGCGGCATGGTGACGGTGACCGATGCACCGCCACCAATCGAACCAGCATCGCCCCATTGAAGGATCAATCCACCAGGCAGTTTTTGATATCCATTTCCGGTCTTGCTTGCCACAAAGTTTGTGGACCGAAACAGCGCGGCACCGATTACGGTCCATGAAGTGCCATTCCAGACAAAGCTGGCATCCTCGCCCTGCTGCACGACAAACGACGAAACCAGGCCACCACCCGAATCAATGATGGCGGTTCCACTGTCAGGCGTAACCGTCAATGTGTAGCCAGATGCCAGCCTGGCCAGCGTGATAACTGCGCCAACAGGCAGGCCAGCCGTGGGCGGCAGCTTTGCCGTTTGATTGAATCCTGCGTTGAAGGAAATATTGGAACCAATATCCGCAGCAGTCAGCACCAGCTGCGCAGCCAGCGAATAATTGCGCGCAGATGAACGCGCCCCCAGCGCACGCTGCACAAACTCAGTGGTGGCCAGTTTGGTGGTGTTATCGAACTGCGCAGGCGTGGTGAAGTTCGCGCCAGCCATAAACGTGGATTTCGCCAGCTGATTTGAGCCGCCAATAACCCACCAGTCTGTATTGTTATCGCTGCGCGCCAGTGTCAGCGTATCGCCTGGGTTTAGCGTGACGGTTGCTACTGCCCCGTTTCCATAGCCGATATTCTGACTTGCCGCAGCCGCAATCGTGACTGATGACGAAAAGCAAAGGAATGAATAAACGGCACCAGCTGGCACAGCGGCAGCTGATGGCAATGTCAGCGTGATGTTGTTGGCGTTCGCCACAATCACCTTACCAACATCGGCCACGCCCAGCGTGGTGCTGCCAGAGACAACAGCCGCGCCCTGCATGTTGCCCAGCGCACGCTGCACAAACGCGGTGGTAGCCAGGCTGGTGTCATTGTCGAACTGCGCTGCAGTCGGTGCAGTCGGGTTTCCAGTGAATGCGGGTGACGCCAGTAGCGCCAACTGGCTGCCAACATTTGCCGCCAATGCGGCCAGGTCAATGAATACGCCTTTGTTCGTTCCTGCGGTGTCGAAAATCCGCAGCTTATCGCCAATGATGTCAATGCCGACATTGCCCACCAGCGTGGTGCCGCTGGTCGGCTTTTCCAGGTTAATCTGGCCACCCTCGGTGCTACTCTCTGCGGCAAACGCAGGGCTGCCAGAAATGCGCGGAATATTGGCGGTGCCGGTGAATGATGGTGACGCCAATGGCGCTTTCAACGCCAGCGCATTGGTCATCGTGGTTGCAAAGTTCGGATCATTGCCCAGCGCAGTGGCCAATTCGTTCAGCGTATCCAGCGCAGCGGGTGACGAATTAATCAGCGCAGCAATGGCGGCCTGCACGAATGCAGTGTTTGCCAGCTGCGTGGTGTTCGTGCCAGCTGCTGCCGTGGGCGCAGTTGGCGTGCCAGTCAGTACGGTGTCAGTGTAGTCATTGTTTGACTGGAACACATTGGTGCCATCACAGGACAGTTCCTGCTGTTTGCCTTGCGCCACCACAATGCCGGTGCCTGCCGCCGTCTTAACTGTCAGCGTGAATGCGCCCGATGTGCGGTTCAATACCGTCCAGTTGCCGCTGGCATTCGGCACGATGACAGAAATATTCGCCGTCAGCGCGCCATTAAATTCTAGGATGCCGTTATCCACCTCGGCTGCCGTCAGCGTCACATTCGCGCCACCCGCAACGGATTTCACCAGGCGGCCATTCACCGAACGCTGCACAAACGCGGTGGTGGCAACGCTGGTGTCATTGTCGCCACCTGCTGCCGTGGGCGCAGTCGGGTTTCCGGTCAGTGCAGGCGATGCCAGCGGCGCTTTCAATGCCAGCGCATTGGTGATGGTGGTGGCAAAATTCGGATCATTGCCCAGTGCAGTGGCCAGTTCGTTCAGCGTATCCAGTGCAGCAGGTGATGAATTAATCAGCGCGGCAATGGCGGCCTGCACGAATGCCGCCGTGGCAATTTGCGTGGTGTTAGTGCCAGCGGCGGCAGTCGGTGCAGTTGGCGTGCCGGTCAGTGCAGGTGACGCCAGCGGCGCTTTTTGCGCTTCCACCGTAGCCAGCCTGGTGTTCAAATTCTTGGTGCGATTGGCCAGCGCCTTTGCCTGTGTGTTGGCGATGCCATTAGGCCCGCCCAGCACAGGGTCAGTGGTTTCAATCTGATAAATCCCAGCGTCAAACTGGTCAACTTCATTCAGGTTTGCCATGCTTATGCAGTTCCAAAGTTATACGCGCCGTCATAATTGATTGCGCCGTTGTAGGTGTTGTTTGCTACGTTGAAATTCAGTTCATACAGTTGGCACCTGGCCGGTGCGATGGCAGCCAGGATGCGGCGCACCTGCGCGGCTTGCGCGTTTGAAATTGGCTTTTC